AACTCCTGCGGCTTCTGCTGATTTTGCACTTATAAGTTGTGCTCCCTTATCTTTTTGTCCTGCCTTTTTCAATGATATATTATGTTGAGCATCACCTGTAAAATCTGCTTTAGGTGTAGTATCTCTTGCATTTTCATAATAATTTTGAGCACTACCACTACCAGAATGATTTAAAACAGGGCCCCAAGAACCGTTACTATCTGTTGCTACATTGCGACCTATAGTAAGTAATTCTGGTTTAACTTTTGCAAATTTAGCTGATGGAATTCCTGCTTTTTCAAGGGCTCCTTCGTGTGTCATTCCTTCATTATACATTAAATTATACTGATAGCAAATGGCCATTTCAGCATTAGTTGCATCTGAAGTATCACCTTCAGATAAGAATCCTTTAAAAGTATGCATTTAAAATCTGAATAAGGGGAAACAAGAGACAAAAAAGGCGAGATTGTTCAAGTTCCCATGTTACAAAGAGAGGGGAGTGGTCATGCCCCGTAGGTATGTTCCCTGACTTGCACCCTCAGAGAGTATTTATATTAATTAAACTTCCAATCGGTGGTATCTATGGATTGAGCTTTGTCATAGGCAGGAGTATCATCTTGTCCAGAATCAACTATATCTTCTTGTGCAGATTCCTCTGCATCATACAGTTTCATTTTCGGTCTGTCAATTCCGATAACGAACTTTTTGTTTTTAGTAAGGTCATTATAGCGGTTCTTGAGTTGCTTAACCATAATTTGATCAAGGCCTTCAAGTTGTTCCGTTTGGATAAGAGCGAACATGAAATCCGCCGTTGCTGGTAAACCAAAGCTCTCACTGGTATCCTCCAATCCGATATCAGTTGCCGTGAAACCAGAACGAGTCGTTTGTGTAGCAGATACAATGGGTAGGTTATGTTCCACTGCAAGTCCTCTAAATTCTTCTGCAATCGCTTTGATATAGAAGTATGATCCGACATTTGCTCCTGTTTTAAATCTAGATGATGCACAAATATTTATGTAATCAATAAAAATAATATCTGGTCTGAAATCACGTTTCAGAGCCAGTTCCTTCAAAAGTCCCTTGAAATGTCCTGTATGGGCAGTTGCTGTAGGATATTCCTTAACTACCAGAGTACCCTGAGTTTTCTTCTTGATCTTACCTACTGCACCTTCAAATGTCTGTTTGGGAAGTTCATGTAATTCATCAATCGTCAAGTCCATAAGATTTGCATCAATACGTTCTGCAATCCTTTCCTCTGCCATTTCTAAAGTAATGTATAAAACATTCTTCCCCTGTATCAAACAATTAGCAGCCTGATGGCACATAAAAAGAGACTTACCGACACCAGTTCCAGCAAGACATATATTAAGAGTTTTATTAGGTAATCCCCCATTTGTTATTTGATTGAAGTACGAAAGATCGAAAGGAATCCTTTGTTCTTTCTTATGATAAAACTCAAAACGATCACTGGCATCAAGAATATAATCATGCCCAACAGAAGTATCAAAACTAACACTAAGAGCGTTGGATAGAATATCAGGCAAACTACTAGTGTCATGATCTTTGTCATCACCGTTAATAATGTGGATTCCTTTAAGGACTGCCAGGTGAAGGGCCCGATCTTTGCAATATCGTTCTGTAGCATCGAGTAACCATGCTTTATCTGAACTCTCAGCTGCCAAGGAATCAAGTACCGCTTGAGTATGCCCCCAACCTTCCTCATTAAAATCATTGCGTTTCTCCAACTCAATTTGAATAGCCTCCTTAGAAGGCAAAGTATTATATTGATCTATAAACTTATATATCTCATCAAATATAACCTGTTTTTCCTTTTTTTCAAAATACTCAGTCTTCAGGAATGGTAACACCTTCCGGCTGTACTCCTCGTTGGTCATCAAGTGACTCAGAATCGTGATCTCTATAGATGATGTCAACTTCATCCTCCTTTCTTATCCCTTTTTCTAAACATGATATTAAAATGTCTCCACATACAGTGTGGAACTCTTCTTCAAACTCAAATGGATTTTCATTTGAACTTTTGGCTACTTTGACCGTAAAATGAAGGTTCAATCCGCCTTTTTTGTCTTCCTCCCCTACTTGTACTTCATCATACAAATAAACGGTATCCTTAAATTTACCCTCATTAATTCTGATAGCTGTAAATTTAGTATCATCATTATCACGTACTACATATGAGTAATTGACTGTTTTGATATCTTCGTATTTTTTCTTATATTCAGACATATTATACTCCATCGGGAAAATGTAAATAAGTTTGTGCAGTGTATTTTGGTTCTGATATTGGTGGATATGCTGTATGTGGATACATAAACGATGGATAAAACATCAACAAGCTTCCTTTTGTTGGTTTGACTGCACCATTACCATCTGCATAATCTAAAAATGGAAAAGATGTTTCACCTCCCTCTTCAACATCATTCAAGTATAACAAAATCACCATAAATCGTTTTGCAGTATAATAATTTTGTATATCAATATGTAGATTAAAATAATCACCTTTGGGTATATCTTTACTCATAACTGCATATTTGCGAACCCTAAAATGTTCCAATCTAATTTGATTTTCTGGAACAAAAAATTGTCCAAATCCAGAATCTACACCCCCCTTACCAGACACCCCCCGAATATGATTGGCTGCCTCCTTATGGGCTTCCTCTAAATCATCTTTATATTGATTTATATATTTAATGGCATTATTTTGCAATATCTGATGATAATACTTCCATTCATCATCTTCAGTATTGGTTATGTTTATTTCTAAACCATGTCGTATATCATAATCTTTATGGCCTTCTCCACCCTCACGGTGTTTATCCTCCATTCCAACATAAGATTCGACCTTCTTGCCTTTTTCAAACTTTTCTATAATATTATCACAGATTTCATTCGGAATCGTTTTCGGATACACCTTCACAAAATCCATCAGTTTCGTGTATATTGCCATACATAAACTCCTTTTCGGCGGCATCATCCAGTTTCTTCATCACCTCATCAGTAAAGTATTTCTCTGGATCTGCATAAATTGTTTTACCGTACAACTGAGTACCATTCATGTCGTACCTATTACCAGACCGTGTGAAAACTCCATGTTTCTCTCCAAACTCTAAAAGTCCATAATAACGGTCAATTCCACTCTGATATCCAAGCCTCACATCAACCATCTTGTTCTCAATAGTCAATCTAGATTTCTGATTCTTACAATGGATGATATTTCCTACCACCTCTGTACCATCCTTGTCCTTCTTCTTGGACAGGTAAATAATCGAACTGGCAGCATACTTGAGCCCAGAACCTCCGCCCATTTCCTTTGTTGGCATATATGCACCTATCACATCATAGGTGTGATTGGTCACTATCAACGGAACATTTGCACGACCCAACTTGAGTGTCAAGACTCTGAATGCGGCTTTAATAATCTGTGCCCGTGTCATGTCTCTGGTATCTGACCCTGCAGCTGTGTCTGTCAATTCCTTAGTCGTTGACAGATTCCCCAGAGAGTCCAAGACGAACATCATTGGTTTCTTCTCGTTCTCTTCCAGATACATATCCAGAATCTTGATTGCTTGAGTACGAAATTCCTGTATAGTTACTACAGGAAGAATCACCATTCGTTTTGGGTCAATTCCACGAGCGACAATAAGCTCTCTAGGTATAGCGGACTCAGACTCAAAATAGAGAACACCGCTGTCAGGATTAGAATCCAGAAAGTTTTTGACCATGCCGAGTGCAAAATAGGTCTTTCCTGTTGCAGACTCTCCAGCGAGTGCTGTGATTTTGTTTGAAGGAAGACCTCCATAGATTGAACCAGAAAGTAGAGAATTAAAAAGAAAACTGCCAGTGTCAATATAACTATTGACATCACCAGCTGCCACCCCATCATCCACAACGGAAGCATACTCATTTCCCGACTCTTTTATAAATTGTTTTAAATCCATTAGTCCTCACGATTTTCAGATTTCTCTACATCAAAACCCTCTGGATATCTACCAGACAATTTCTTTGTATTTTCTGCGAGAACATCATGCAAATCCCAATCCATAGCAATCAATATTTGTTGAACATACCACATAACATCACCCAACTCATTTTTTATTTTCATTCTCAATTCAGTAGTGGGTTCCTTACCCTGAAAAATAATCTTCTTTACTATATCTAGGAGTTCCCCTCCCTCTGAACAGATACCAATAGCTCCTGTGAGTACCCTTTGAGGTACATGGAACCTTGGACAATCCTGTAATCCGTCCAATCTTTCGATGAACGTATCACAATCCTTGGTGGCCTCGCTGGTCACACTATCCACAAATTTTCTATGATCTTGTACTTCTTTTGAATCCATTTTCTCCTTAATTAAAAAAGTCCATTAATGTAGCTTGAGTTCCATAAGACTCATCTATCTGCCATTGAATTGCATTCGTTATGAATTTCAATGGTTCAACGTATGACTTCTCAAACTGTTTCTCATAATCAAGATATTTCGTAATGTCCAACTCTTGTGGACAATCAGTTATAAAAGTAAACGCATTACATTGATATGGATTTGGATTTTTTAAATGTACAAATTTAATCTTTTCTCCATCCAAAATCAATGGATATTTCTTTGTCAGTTTTTTATCCTTCAACTGATAATTATAAATCAATGCGCCCTTAACGTGCATTGGAGTTCCTTTTTTATAAATGCCATTTGGGTCACTCCACTTACCCATGCCATTACATGACCGTGGAAATGCAATGGCCATTGGGTCCATCTCCATCCATTCTTTACGAAAGTCTTGAATGAAATCATTTAAATCTTTCTCATCACCAACCATAATTAACTTGAGAGCATCCCGAATCTTGTCTCGACAAACTTGTGGGGTAGAAGACTTGACAGCCTCAATACCCATCATCTTTAGTTTAGGTTCTGCATATTGAACACCCTCAGAGTTGTGTACGTTTAGAATGTACCTTTTCTTTGCAGTCCAGATACCCTTGTCAGCAATGACCTCACGATCCATAACCATCTTCTGTTCATATGCATTCACATATTCTGCAAGTTCAATATACTTTGATTCTATGAAAGGCTCAATCTTTTCCTTACAAATAGTGTCCAGAAATTTCACTGGATCTTTGGGATTTAACTTTTCAATCAAGTTCTCAAACGTGATGTACACCGAATCCGTGTCAGATGCAAGAACATAATCCTCATCCTCTGTTTCTAGGATTTCATTGAAATATCTATTAAGAGCTTTCTCAATCCACCGAATTGACAACTGGCCCCCATAAGTCACTGCCTCTGCAATTCTAGTATCATAGAATCTGAAATATTGGTTCCCTACTGCACCATATGCAGAATTAAGTGCAATCTTGAGAGCCATCTGTTTGTTATGCAATTTAGGAATTA